CCTATAGCCTGCGCACGCACTTCGACTCGCTCATGCTGCCAGCGGCAGCCGCTGAGTGGTTGCTGATGCTATGGGAGTCCATCCAGGCGTTCGACGACTACGCCGATGGCGATCCTGTCAAGCGCGAAGTGCTCGACGCGCTGATCTGGAACACGCTGGTGGCCATGCCCCAGAACTCGTTCTTCTCGCAGCACGCGGCCGAGTTGTCGACGCTGCTGGGCTCGATGGTGCTGAAGTGGCAAGCCTCTGACCGCGTGGAGCGCGAGGGTGGTGCATCGGCTCAGTCCTACGTCTGGCGGGCCGGCTACTACGAGCTGGTGCTGGCCGCCGTGCGCCTGTGCCATGGCCCAGCGGCTGCTGCGGCGGTGGCTCACAAGGTGTTGGGCATGTACGGCGAGAAGTTCGACGCATACCTGACCGAGTTCAACAAAGGAGGCAGCGATGCCTAATCCCGTAGTAGCAATCGCCGGGAGTTCAATTCTCGGCTCTGTTACGCAGTCCCGTGCAGCCAGCAAGGCCGCAGGCGCTCAAACGCAAGCCGCCGAGATGGGGATTGAGGAGCAGCGCCGGCAGTTCGACGAGATCCAGAAGCTGTTGTCGCCCTATGTGCAGGCCGGCACCGGGGCCATCAGCGGCTTCCAGCCCTTCCAAGAGGCCGGCGCTCAGGCATTCGAGCAGCAGCAGGCTCTGGCGGGCTTGCGCGGCCCCGAGGCGCAGCAAGCGGCCATTGCACAGATCGAGCAGAGTCCGTTCCTTCAGGCTCAGATTCGGCAGGGTGAAGAGGCGATGCTGCAGCGCGCATCGGCCACGGGCGGCCTGCGTGGTGGCAACATCCAGGCGGCGCTGGCTCAGTTCCGACCGCAGATGCTGCAGCAGGCCATCGAGCAGCAATATGGGCGCCTCGGCGGATTCGCCGGCACCGGGCTCGGTGTGACCGAGGCGCTCTACCGTGGTGGCCAGGCGTCTGCTGCTGGGCAAGCCTCGGCAGCGCAGACGGTGGGCAGCAACGTGGCCAACCTGCTGCAACAGCAAGGCGCAGCACAGGCCGGCGGTGCGCTAGGACGCGGCGCTGCGTTTGGTCAGTTTGCGCAGTTGCCGGGAATGCTTGGCGGGTATCAGTTGGCCACCGGGCGTAACATGTTCGATCTGTTCGGCGGGTCATCTGGTGCAGGAACCATCACCAGCGGGTCAGGTATCACCGCTGGTCCGAGTGGTGGATCTGGTCTCTACGGTTTTGGAGGCTAAGTCATGGTTCAGCCGTTCAACTACATGATCCCCCAGGCAGACCCCTTCGCCGGGGTGATGCAGGGCTTGAAGCTGGGTGCTTCTTTGCAGGACATGGAAGCGGTGCGGGAACAGCGAGCAGTTCAGATCGATACGATGCGGCAGAAACTCGCAATGGAGCAAAAGGCTGTAGAACAAGCCGCTGCCAAAGAGGGTGAGTTGCGTGAACTGCAGTCCGTTCCGTTTGATGCGATGACACGGCAGCAGCAGTTGCGATTGCTGCAACTCACTGAAAGCGAAGCCAGCAGGGCGTTCATCGGGCGGCAAATCGAACAGATGCCCACTGCCGCAATCGAGGCTCGACTGCGACAAGCAGGCAGTATCGTCAACGCTTTGCGACTGAACCCTGAAATCGGAATCAAGCGGCTGCGCGAGTTTGCCGAACTTGAGCAAGACCCCAACCAGAAGAAGGCTTACGACGATGCCGCAAACATCGCCGAAAAGAATCCGTTGCTTGCCGCAAGGATGATCCACGGATACATGGATTCCATCGGCGCGAGTAACGAAAAGTTCAAACGGGTTCCTGACGCGGTGGTCACTTATCTTGAACGCGTTGGCTCGCCGCTGTACCCCAAAGAGCCTGGGAAGCCGATGGTTGTCGGTGGATCGGTGTTCTTTCCAGAGACACGGGAGTTTTTGCAACCTCCTACAAAAGCGACTCCGGGTGAGGTTGAGGAACTTGTCAATCGGTTGCAAGATCCGAATCTGACACCTGACGCTCGCAGGGCGATTCAGGGTCGGATCAACATTCTGACGACGAGGGAGGCGCCTGCACCGCGTGAACCTAGGGAGCCGCCAGCGCCGATTCCTGTGGTTGACCCGGCTACGGGCCAGGTAAAGTATGTGCCGCGCGAGCAAGCGGTCGGCATGACGCCGCCGCAGTTCATGGAGGGCCTGACGCCAAAAGAACGTCAGAAGCGCGAAGCGCTGTTCCCGAAAGCCAAGCAGGCGGTCGCCACGGTTGAAACTACGATGGGTGATCTTGTCGCGGACTTGGAAAATCTTGCTGCCCATCCCGGGCTTACTGGAATCACGGGCGTTGTCTACGGGCGCACCCCGAGTGTGACTCCCCAAGCTAGAGAAGCGCAGGCTTTGTACGACAAAATCGTGGCTCGCGGCGGCTTCTCGGAATTGCAAAACATGCGTGCGGCGTCCCCGACCGGGGGTGCTTTGGGTAACGTATCAAACGTAGAAGGCGCGCAACTCAAGCAAGCCTTCGCCGAAATTGGCCGGGAACAGGCTACAGAAAGCGTCAAAAAGGCGCTGTTGCGCGCGGCCGAGAACGCCAAACTTGTCAGGCAGCGAGCGCGGGAAGCGTTTGAAGACACTTACGAGTACCGGCAAAGCGGCGGCGCGGTGACACCCGCACCTGCGCCCGCTGGCGGCGGTGCTGTATCAGTAACGCTGCCTGATGGTAGAACGGTGTCTTTTCCGAACCAGTCTGCTGCCGATCAGTTCAGGAGAGCCGCTGGGCTCTGACGACAATGGCAACGATTGATGACCTGATTAAGCGGTTCGGTGGCGCTGTTTCGCCCGCGCCTTCCCCGGCAGTCGATTTGACCGCACTCGCGGCGCAGTATGGCGGCGCCATGCAACCCGCCACACCCCCCGGTGTGATCCCCGGTGCCGCACCTGGTCAAGTTGCGCCACCCGCGCAACCGACACAGGTGCCGTTCGCACAGCGGGTGATCACATTCGTTCGGCCGACCGTCGAGGCGCTTGGTACTGCCGGTGGCGCTATCGTCGGTGGCGGTGGTGGTACGCTGCTTGCTCCTGGACCCGGTACTGCCTTGGGAGGCGTAACTGGCGCGGGTCTCGGCTACGGGCTAAGCAAGGGCACACTCGACCTGTTCGAGCAACTGATCGGCACTCGCAAAGCGCCTACAACGGTCACCGAGGCGCTGACGGAAGGTGCGCGGGATGTGGTGACGGGTGCTACGTTTGAGACTGCTGGTCGTGTAGCCGCACCCATCATTTCCGCGGCGCTGCAGAAGTTCGGCACCTCAGCCACCCGCGCCCTTGACGTCAAGGGTCGGCAGGCCACCAAAATCGCTCGCGCCGCGGCCGGTAGAGAAATCGACGCCATCCGCTCCGCGTTGCGCGGTGCTGACCCCAGCGACCTGCCGTCCCAAGCCACTGCCAACATCGACCGCAAGGCGTGGCAGTCGCTCAATGAGCTTGGCAAATCACTCGATGAAACCGATGTCATCTTGCGTCAGCAGAGCGAGGACAGGTTGGCCGAGTTGGCACGCTTGGCACGCGGCGGCAACGAGACAGAAATCCGCAACGCCATTGACGAATCTCGGTCTGTCTTGAATCAACTCACCACGCCAATGCGTGAAACCGAGATGGCTGCTGCCAATCAGGCAGCGCAGACGATGGCTCGCCTGCAGCCACAGGCTGCGCAGCGCCAGCAGTCGATGATTTCGGCACTGCGTCAGGGTCAACCTGCACCCGTACCTGCGCCGCAACAAGGCGGCTTGATCAGAGGCACCGTGACAGGTGAGCCGTTGCAAGGTCAGTCGATGGTTGTGCCGGGAACGGAGGCAGCACGACTCAACACCCTCGCTGCTCAAGCGCAAGGGCCTCTGCGGCGACCGGATCAGATGATCGTTGCTGGTGAGCCGATTGACCGTTCTGCGACATTCCTGCGCAACCGTCTTGCCGCATCAGCCACTGAACAACAGGAAACCGCAGACATCTTCACTCGCCTCGCTGGTCAGCGCCGTGCCGAGCGTGACTTCATTCAGCGACAGATCGGCAGCCTAGAAGACTACGGTCTGCGTCCGCTGAGCGTTGACAACGTCACGGACGCGATTCGAGCGTCGATGACCGCGCCAGGTAAGCGCATGAGCAAGATCCACCAGCAAGTGATGGGTCAGTTGGATTCACAGCTTCGCTCTGCCGCCGCGCTGAATAACGGCGTAGTGGATGTGCGTGACCTCTACACCATCCGCAAGGAAGGCGTCAACGAGATTATTGACACACTGATGGCCGGCCAAGATCCGAAGGTGAGCAAGAAGGTTGCCGCCGACGTGTTGGCCATCGTTCGACCAGAAATCGACAATGCCATCGAGAAGGCCGGTGGTACAGAGTGGAAGAACTACCTCAAGACATTCGAGATTGGCGCCAAGGACTTGGAGAAGCGCCAGATGGCTGCTGAGGCGTTCCGCATGTTCAAGGACTCTCCAGAAGAGTACGTCAAACTCGTCCGTGGTAACAACACCGCTGCTGTCGAGTCTGTCTTCGGCACAGGCAACTTCGACATCTTCAAGGAGATGGGTAAGGAGATGTCCACGCTCAACAAGGTGGCCTCCTATGTCGAGCGGCAAGGCATCATCGCAGACAAAGCCAAGGGTGGACGCGAGGAACTGGTGCGACTGATCGACGCCAACAACTGGCGCCGCCGTCTACCCAACTGGTTCAACCCTGCCATCACTGCTGCCAATCTTGCGCTGCGGGACGTTGAGAAACGCATCAACGAGAAGACCCTCGACGTCATTCGACAGGCCACCTTGTCCAACCAGTCAATGCTGGAGTTGCTTGAAGGACTGCCGCCAAGTGAGCGCAAAAAGCTCATGCGACTCGTCAACGGTTTGTCTGAAGGCGCTAAGACACAAGGCGCTCGCGCAGGCGTCACCGCCACAATGGCCCCCGAACAGCCCGAGCTTGCTCAATAATCACTGATCACCCCAGGAGCCCCAACCATGCCCGCTCTCTCAATCCAGCCCACCTTCCCCATCTTCACCGACATCGACGGCCAGCCGCTCGAATCGGGATACATCTGGATTGGCACCACGAACCTGAACCCGATCACCAACCCGATCACGGCCTACTGGGACGCGGCACTGACGCTGGCCGCAGTGCAGCCGATTCGTACCATTGGCGGCTATCCTGTGAACAGCGGTACGCCTGCGCGGCTGTACGTCAACAGCGATTACTCGATCCAGGTGCAGAACCGCAATGGCAGCGTGGTGTATAGCGCACCGGCTGCGACGGAGCGGCTGTCTGGTGTGGTAATCGAGATTGATGCGACAGATGTCTCGTTCATCCAAGCCGGCACCGGCGCAGTCACGCGCACGGCGCAGGCCAAGATGCGCGATGTGGTCAGCGTCAAGGACTTTGGCGCGGTGGGCGATGGCGTAACGGATGACACTGCTGCGATTCAAAATGCCGCCACTTACGCTATCAACAATGGGTACAAAGCTGTCTACATACCTGCAGGTGTATTTGTTGTCAGCTCTACCATCAACCTGGGACGCTTGTGCCTATACGGTGATGGAGATGGTTCACGCATTAAACCAACGATCTCCGATGGATCGGCTGTATTGTCGTTTGCTGCCGGGACGAATTTGTTTTCTCTGTATTCATTTCGCATTGATTCGGATTTGAACACTGCCAATTTTGAAAGTGGCGCAATCAATGCGCAAAACTGCATTGGAATAAAAATTATTTCAAGTGGAGGAACGTATTCTGCTAGGTATGTTATGCGCGACGTTATTGTGCGTGGTTGCAAAACAGGTTATGACATTAACGGATTTGTTGGAACCCTTGATAATGTGTGGGGTTTGTACTGCGAAACCGGATTAACGGCTACTGATTGGAACTCCACCAGAGCGCACCTGCGTTTTGAGCAGTGCCGCACAGACATGGTTTTGACCGCATCAAACGGCATTCACTTCGATCAGTACCTGAGCGAAGGCGCTATCTTACAGTCTGGATTGGCTACATCTACCGTCGATAATTGCGACGGAATTGTTTTCAACGCGGTCTATTTAGAACAAGTTCGAAACGCCCCATTTATCACATTTGGAGCGACGACGGAGTGTAAAAACATTTCCATCGGCACGTTGAGTGTCGGGATAGCCGACAACGCAAGCAAGAACAACGAAATCTACGTTCTAGCCTTTGATAAAGTTGATGGCTTGTATATTGGTGGCTACTACTCCACAGGAACCAATTCCAAGCGTTATTCGTCAACTACGAACACCAAAAACATTGTTGACGTAACAACTGCTTCGTCTGTTGGCAATTTTCCAAATGACAACAGCAAAAACTTGTCTGTTGTCAGAAATTATTTCCCAAATTCAAATTTTGACCTGTGGCTTCGCGGGTATCCTGCGGTTACCGTACTGCGTGGAACGGCATCGCAGGAAACAAGCATAGTGCGTCGAGGTCAAAACGCGCTGAAATTTCAGATAACCGCTGCTCAAGTAAACGGTTATGTGGCGTTTATTTTCAATGATTCATATCTGGCATTAAAACTGCGCAGCAAAACCATTTCGCTATATGCGTGGGTATGGGTTCCAAACATTTCTGAATTTAGCCCCGCCAACAGAAGCACAATGGCTGGTACTGCTGTGGCGCTTTTCACCGATGGAACTGGCGGCACTACCGTAACAAGCACGACCAACAGCATCAACAGAAACGCCTGGAATTTGTTGAAGGTAAGCTACACCGTTCCTTCTGACGCAACTCGGCTTGACGCAAGCATTTTTGTGTACGGTCAAAATGGAAGCGCCACAGGCAACGAATACGTTGTCGTTGACTCAATGTATTTGGTAGAGGGAACGGGGCAAGACACTTCAGTGCTGAACGGTTTTGTTGCTGACTCCGACATCAACCAATGCGCCAACTTCGGTGGGCGCATGGTAATGCGCAGCGATAGCGCTCCATCAGACCCGGACATGACGTTTGAAGTGGGTGATACGGTGTGGAAGTTCACTGTTGCTGCTGGCGGCTCCCCTGGTTGGGTTTGCACTACCGGCGGTGTCGGCGGCGTCGCTGTGTTTAAGGCAATGGCGAACGTCGCAGTCTGACCATGACCCCCCGCCCCGCGCCCCACATCATCCGCTGGTTCCTGCGTGCCACCGGCTACGGCGGCATCACGCTGCCGCCGCTGGGCATCTACATCCTGGCCGAGCGCATCAACGAGACGGCGCTCGTCAGGCATGAGCAGCGGCACTGGTTGCAGTACCAGATGCTCGGGGCGCGGCGGTTCTATCTGCACTATCTCTGGTACACAATTCGCTACGGCTATCGGAATAATCCGATGGAGGTCGAAGCACGCGAGGCTGAACGATGACCGACGATGACTTCAAGCGCCTTGAGTCCAAGGTAGACAAGCTCACCGAGGCCGTCACCCGGCTTGTGCTGGTTGAGGAAAGGCTCTCCAACCAGGGCGAGCGCATCGGGCGCGTTGAGCAGCGTGTAGCTGCCAATGAGGACCACACGCAGAAGCTGGACCGGCGCCTGGAGATGTGGGTCAACCGCGGCATTGGCGTCTGGGGTCTTGCCGTCACGCTGTTCGCTCTGCTGCAATACGGCACCAAACTGATTGGGAAGTGACCATGCTGGAGACCCTGCTCGGCGGTGTGTTCGGTGGCCTGCTGCGCCTGGCGCCCGAGGTCTTCAAGATCTTTGATAAGAAGAATGAACGGGCGCATGAGCTGCGCATGCTCGAAGCCGAGATGGAGTTTGCCAAGGTGCGCGGTGAGATCGCCATGCGCCAGGCCGATGTTCAGCTCCAGACGGCCGAGCTGGACGCCATGACGCAGGCGTTCAAAGAGCAGTCCGAGACGGCCAAGAACGCAGGCTGGTTCGTCTCTGCCATCTCCGCGCTGGTGCGGCCCACAGTGACCTATCTGTTCCTGGCGCTGTACGCTGCGGTGAAGGTGGCGGCCTACCTCATCGCCATTGAGCAGGGCGGAAACTGGAAGGACGTGCTGACCTCGATGTGGGGCAGCGACGACTTGGCAACCTTTAATCTTGTGATCTCTTTCTGGTTCGTTGGCCGTGTCTACGAGCGCAGTCGATGAGGCCGTCGAGGTGGCCGCAACGCTGTGCCGGCCGTTCGAGGGTCTGAGGCTTCAGCCGTACATCTGCCCAGCAGGGTATCCCACCATCGGCTACGGCACAGTCTGGAAGCCTGACGGCAGCAAGGTGACGATGGAGCACCCGCCGATCAGCAAGGAGACCGCCGAGGCGTGGCTGGTGCATGAGTTGAGGCACAACTACCTGGCTGGTGTTTTGAAGGCCTCTCCGGGCCTCCTGGCGCGTCCGCGAGCACTCGGCGCGATGACGGATTTCGCCTATAACCTCGGCGTGGCCAGATACCGGGCCAGCACGCTGCGCAAGCGCGTGGACGATGGTGACTGGGAAGACGCCAAGGCGCAACTGATGCTGTGGACACGCGGCGGAGGCCGCGTGCTGCCGGGTCTGGTACGGCGCCGTGCAGCCGAGGCTGCTTTGCTCTGACGGGCCTAGCCCGCGATGAACATGGCCAGCAGGCCCAGGATGCCCACCAAGCCGACGGCCACAATGCCTAAGGAGATGGCCTCTTCCTTCCAGTACTCGCGCCCGTAGAAGTCGGGCTCTTCCTGGCCGAGTTCAGTGCAGCACTCGGCGGCCTGGGGGTGGCGCCCCTGCTGGTCGCAGCCGTTGGGGATTCGAGAGGTAGTCATCTTCCAATCTCCTTCAATAGCCGATCACCGGCAGTGTAGACGCGGATCTTTTTGCTGACGCGCATCGGGTTCTGTTTAAGCGTGGACTTCACCCAGCCCTTGGTTTCTGCATGCCTCAGTGAACTGGTGACGTTGTTCTGATCGGTTCCCCATCGAGCAGAGATCACTTCCGTGGTCAGCTCTGCGTCTGGGTTCATGGCCAGATAGACGCACACTGGGGTGACGAGGCTCATGCGTTGCTCCTTGCGCCGTACTCATTCCAATGCCGCTCACAGATCATGCCGAAGGCAGTGCCGCCATCTCTGTCCCAGTACGCAGGGACGCCGCCGTATTGCGATGGGCAGCCGCATGACAGGGTGAACTTGGGTTTCTCCAGCGCGGCCTCCAACGCCCGCTCAATCAGTTCCTGTGCAGCGGACGAAACCAGAGGGTCGATCTGCACAGCGCAATGCCAATCGATCAAGCGCCGAATGGACTCTCGCGGGTCATCACTAGCGACCATGTGAAGACTCACAAGCTCATCGTCTACGGCATCGCGCCAGGGATTTGTCTGCTCCGTCTGCTCCAGCGCGGCGCGGAGGGCTGTGATGGCAGCGTCAGGTATTCGATCATCGACCCAGTGTTCCGCAGTCACATCCAAATACTCCAACGCCTCCAGCGCTTGCTGGGCGGCGGTACGAAGGTCAGTCATTTCATCCACTCCGGTTTCTTGGGCAGCGGTGCCCAGCCCAGGTAGCCGCCCGTGCCGGGGCTGTACTGCCCGTAGACGGCCACGCCACCCTCGGTTAGAAGCTGGACCTTGGCCGACAACGGGCAGGTGTGCAGTGGCCTCCAGAAATAGTCCTGGTCAACCGCTGCAGCCCGATCACTGGTGATCTTGACGGTCATGCCTCACACTCCTTTTTGCTTCCGGTATTCCTTCACCGCGCTGCGCAGACCGGCCTGCGTAGTCGCCTTCTCGTCCAGCGCCAGAGCCTGCGCCTGGTCGAGGGTGTCCTGGCACAGAATGCGGTGGCACACCACCGGAGCACCCTGACCCTGCCGGCGCACCCGGGCGTTGAACTGGTCGTACAGGTCAAGGCTCCAGTTCAGCCCGAACCACACCAGCGTGCGGCCCTTGTGCTGCAGCCCGTCGATGCCGTGACCCATGCTCGCCGGGTGGCCGATCATCAGAGGGCAGTCACCGCTCTTCCACCGCTCCATCGCGTTGTTCAACTCGCGCTCGGTCTTGCACTCGGTCAGGTTGATCGGCCGCAGCGCCTTGAACCGATCCATGATCCGCTCTGCGTCTGACCGGTAAGCGTAGGCGCACAGCACGGGCGAGCCCTGCGCCTCGTCAAGGATCTCGTCGAGCGCATCGAGTTTCAACTCATGCACCGGCTCCCACAGCGGCATGCCAGCGATGGGGTACACCGCGCCGTTGCTGAACTGCAAGCACTTGTTGGTCAGTGCGGCCGAGTTGAACACCTCGATCTCCTTGCCGCTGTCGAGCACGGTGAAGAACTCGCGCTCCATCTGGTCATACTTGGCCCGCAACTCGGGTGGCATCTCCACCTCGATGTTGTTGACGATGAGGTCGGGCAGCGGGTTGTAGTCCTCGGCGCTCATCTCCAGCGTGATGTCGCCAATGAGGGTCTTGATGACCGTCTCGGTGTCGTCGTAGGGCACTTCCTTGTAGGGGCCGGCCTTCTTGTAGAACCGGGTCTTGAACGCGGTCTTGCTGGTGCCCAGGCGCTGACCCTTGTCCACCACCAGGTACTGCCCGTGGAGGTCTTTGTAGCCGTTGGACGCCGGGGTGCCGGTGAGGCCAGTCGTCCAGTCGAACTTGTCCAAGATGCGCTTGACCGCTCGCACGCGGTCCGTGGCGCTGTTCTTCATCTTGCTGATCTCGTCCCACACCACACCGTTGAACGGCAGCGGCTTGTCCTTGCTGACGTAGTAGGTGTGCAGCGTCTCACCGAGCCACTTCAGGTTGTCGTAGTTCATCAGGTACACGTCAGCCTCGCGCATCAGCGCCCGGGTGCGCTGGTCCCGGGTGCCGGTGACCATGCTGAAGCGCAGGTGCTTGGTGTGCTCCCACTTTGCAGCCTCCTGGCGCCACACCAGACGGATCACGCGGATGGGGGCGATGATGATCACACCCCGCAGGAACCGCGTCTTGATCAGGTGCGCGATGGTGGTGAGCGTGACGATGGTCTTGCCCAGCCCCATGTCCAGCCACATCATCGAATTGACGTGGGTGGACTGGAAGTTGACCGCCTTCTTCTGGTAGTCGTGGAGGAGGTTGGGGGTCAGCATGTCGTCAGCATCTCGTCAACCATGCGCAGCCCAGCGTCCACGTTGTCGATGACGAACACGCTGACCTTGTGCTGCCTCAGCCGGTGATGCTCGCGCTCCTGGGGCGGCGTGGGCTTCTGGCCCTGGCGCTTGAACTCGCAGAAGAACATGCGCCCGTTGGGCAGCACGAACAGCCGGTCAGGCACCGCGGCGTGCGCTGGCGATGTGAACTTGTAGGCCAGCAGCCCGCGCTCACGGGCGTAGCCGCAGACCTTCGCTTCGATGTTCTTTTCAAGCATGTCAGTACCCGTGCGGCTCGATGCTGCTGATGTTCAACTCGATCAACTTGTCGATGTAGTGCCGAGCCTTTCGCAAGTCCTCGACACCACCTTTGTCCTTCCACCGCGAGACGTACTTCACCACGTTACCCTCGAAGTAACCGAGGTTGTTCGCAGCAATGTAGTCCCACGACTGGATCACTTGCTTCTTATAGTGATCGCCACCGTGTTGCACTTGGTTCACGCTAAAGCCAGGCATAGTTTCTCGATCTCCTGTACGTAATAGTCAAAGTCCACAGGCAGCCCAACGTCCTTGATGTCGTTGCACACCTGCACGTTCCACCCACTCTCCACGGCGAACTTGCGCCAGTCGGTTTTGCCCTTGAGCGGCGGCATCCACTTGGTCAGCGGCTTGCCGCCCTTGGCCACGTAGTACCGGGTGGTGTTCTGCGCCTGGTGGTCACCCCACTGCAGGTAGCTGGAGCGCGGCACCTTGATGCGCA